TTTGGACCGACCGAGGTCGCAGTTATAAGGGCCTCTGACAACGCCGTACTTGCTTGCAAAAAATACTGGAATACGACAACATACACGCAACACGCGATCCTACACTCTAGCGGATACGTATTTGCTTTGAATTATTACTCCGGCGGGTTCAATGGATACTTTGAAGTTTTCAAGTTTGATCCCGCGACATATTCAGTCGTTGCGATGAGAAGAATCGTTCATTATTCGGCGGCGGCTTTTCATTCGGCTTCCGGCCTTGTCGAAGATGGAGCGGGAAATATACTCTTGACGGGACACACGGTAAACAGCGGCGGAGTATACCATGCTTGTTATTTGCTTTTCGACAAAGACTTTAATCTCGTAGCATCGAAAGAAAATCAAGACGCGTCCGGCAATAGATTTGCTCAATTATGCTTTGTTGATGAAAAAGGATGGATTGTCGCAAATATATTCGACGGGGTAAACTATAATTGGGTTAAAATGAATTCGTCGCTAGATGTTACTGAAGGTCTTTTCGCTATGCCTAACGGCACGATGACCCCCGGAGATATGAAGTTTTCCGATAACGAAATTTTAATATCGGGCTATTCCCCCTATTTCAACGCATCGTGGCAGTGCTTTTACATAATGAAAATAAAAAAATATAATGCGTTAAAAAAGACGTACCGCGACACAGCGGACTCTTCAAAATCAATAGAAAGCGTCGGGACGAATTATCCGGGATATGCTAATTTATCACCCGTCAGTTTTGCATCGTATGGTGCTAGTTCGGCAACCGCTGTCGCTAACGGGAATAATATAGATAATTGGGCTGAAACGTATGGGATGACTTGTTATACAAATCAAAGGGTTTTTGAATAAATGGCGCGACTGACGGGACAAAGTATCGCGGCGGGAGTCGTCGATTTCGACGCCGTATATCTCGACGGCGCGATCTGGCGACTCGCTGACGCCTCGCACTATCCCGGCGGCGTATATATTGGCGACGGCGAAGTCGTGACCGATGGGTCGCTGACGGACTTCGGTTCCTATGGGTTCGATATCGTCTTCGCGCCGGTGGTTGAAGGCGGAAGAGACGGAACTTTCCGGCTCGTTGACGACGCCGACGACAGTCCGCACACGCTCGAATTATGGGGCCGCACGGTTGACGAGGCCGTCGATATCAATGTCGACGCGCTGGACCGGACTCCGGGCGCCTACGGCTCTCTCCTTGAAACGATACTCGTCGGGCGGGTGATACCACTCGAGTTAGCGCAATCGGAGGCACGGCGCGAAATCCGGCGGGCCTTGATGCAACACCCGGCGGTTGACGATATTCGTGGGCTGACGGTTGACCTGCAGGGTGACGACGCGGGGATCGATTTCGAGGTGGTGGCGGTCGATGGCGCGGTGATCGGTGGGACGCTTGTCAATATCGTTGACGGCCTCGGCGTCGATACCGAGACGATAATGGTCGGCGGTGACGGCTCTATCTCGGTCGACGGTGGTATCGCCCGGACGCCCGGACTTTACGGGACCGCGCTCGAAACTCTTTTAATCGGTCGCACGATACCCGGAGAACTGGCGGTCTCGGAGATCAGTCGGGAGATTCGGCGGGCCTTGATCCAGCACCCCGAAGTGAAAGAAATCCTCAAGTTCGATATATCCTTGACAGATGACGACGCGGCGCTATTCTTTACGGTCGAAACAACGACAGGCGAAACGATAACAGCGGGGGCGTGATATGGCATATCGGGACAGGGACACGATCTTTTCGGCTATGGTGGCGCTCGTCTCTTCGATATGGGATAAAAGCGTCGGGTCTTTTATTTACGACGCGCTGAAAGGAACGGCGATTGAACTTGAAACCCTGCACCGGGAAAGCGAAGCGACGCTCGACCGGATGTTCCTCGAAACGACCTCCGGCGATTCGTTAATCCTCAAGGCGGCTGATTATGGCGTGGTCCCTGTCGAGGCGGCGAAGGCCGACGGCGTGGTTCAAGTCACGGGTTCAGCCGGGGCGACGATAGCGGTCAACGATCTTTTCGCGGCTGACGAGATATCTTTCAAGACTCTTGTCGAAGTGGTGATCCCCTCGGACGCAAGTATCGCGGGCGCGTTCACCTTCGCGACGGATTCTTTTGAACCGACGGCCCCGACGATTCTCACCGACGGGACGAAGGTCAAGGTCACGGCCGACACCTTCCCGACGATAACCGGCGGCGGCAGTCTCGACGGATCGACCGACTACTATATCGTATCGAAGGGCGTGGTCTCCGCAACCTCTTTCAAGATATCGGCAACGGCTGGCGGCGCGGCGATAGACCTCGGATCGGACGGCGTTAATGTCGCAATCGTTCCCGACGCCGATATCCGGGTCGTCGATGTTACGGTCGAAGCGGTGGTCGCGGCCGAGGCGGGGAATGTTCCCGCCGGGTCGATAGTCGATTTCCCGGTGACGCTGACCGATATCTCCGCCGTGACGAACGCCGACCCAACGGAAGGCGGCGTCGATGAAGAAGACGACGAAGCGCTCCGGGACCGGACGCTCGATGTCGTGCGGTCAAAGCGAACCTCCGGGAACGCCGACGACTATATCTTTTGGGCGCGTGAAGTCCCCGGCGTCGGTAATGCCCGCTGTGTCCCGATATGGGACGGGCCGGGAACGGTGAAAGTGATCCTCCTCGATACCGACTTCGAGATACCTTCCGGCGATATCGTGACCGATGTCGAAGAATATATCGAGACGAAGCGGCCTATCGGGGCCGATGTGACGGTGGTCGCGGCGACGGAAGTCGCAATCGAGGCACGGGCGACGGTGACGCTGGTCGCTGGCGCGGTCGAGGCGCAAGTCGTGGCGGAGATCGATGCGGCAATCCTCGCCTATGTCCGGGAACACGCGGCAGACGATAACCGGATCGGGTGGGCGGCGATAGTCAATATCGTCTTCGATAATCAATGGGTCGAGGACTATACCGTCGTTCAGATCAAGGGAACCGGCGGCAGTCAGTCCGGCGCGTGGGGGACCGCAAATATCCTCTGCCTCGATGCCGAATGTCCGACCTATGCGGGACCGATAACCTTGACGGTGTCTTGATATGGCAAAAACAAAAGATGATATCCTTCAACACCTCCCCCGGTATTATATCGGGAACCTTTTGTTCGCCGCTATCTTTGACGCGGTGGCGCCGGAACTCACCCTCGCGGAGACGCGGGTCGATGAAGTTGCGAAGCAGGGATTTGTGACGACGGCAACGGCGGAAGGTCTGCTCCGGTGGGAAGACGAACTCGGTATTCCGACCGACCTCACGCTGTCGATCCCGATCCGGCGCCGTCGGTGCATTGCTCATATAATGGGACTTGATGTTACAAACAAAACGAAACTCAAGGCAATCGTTGACACCTTCATTGACGGCGAGAACTGCGTGATCGTCGAGGATTTCGCGGCGTATCAAGTCACGGTTCAGATGGTGGAGACTCATGGATTCATCGAGAACGAAGACGACCTCCGCCTTATGATCGAAAGCATTCTACCGGCGCACCTCGAACTGCTGTTCGACTACGAATTCAACCTATGGTCGGAAGTCTTGTCGCTCGGTGATTGGGACGATGCGCGGGCGTGGGGCGATTGGATAGATATTCTCGGAACTGAAATATAACAGAGGGGGCGAAGATGCTTTATTCGACATGGCTCGGACTCAACCTTCCCGAGTTGACCGACGCGGCGGATGTCCGGGAGATCAACGAGAACTTCGAGACGCTCGACGCGATTATCGGAGGCGGTGTCGCCGATGATTCTGTCGACGTCCGCGCCGACGAACTGGCCGACGAAATAAACAGTATGTCGCGGAACCTCGGCGGCGGCAGACTCCATATCACCGTGACGGCAGACACCGGGGCGATAGCGGGCGACCTTAATATCGTCGGGTTCTACAACGGGATACTGCAAATCACTTTCGAGAACAATACCGGCGACACAGTCGGGACGACTTGCGATCATGCGGTGAATATCGGCAGGAACGCGGCACGGATTGAAATCGTCAATCAATGGCTGGTTTCAACGGCTACCGACCTCGTCTATTCTATCACCGACGGGCCGGTTCACTATTACACGAAATTCAAAGTCTATGGCGAGACCACGACCGGGACGACTCCGCTTCTCGTCTACGACGACGGCAAACTGATCGGACACGACGGCGCCGTGATAACCCTCCGGTCGAAGGCGGCGACGGTTGCGGCCCTTGTATACGACGGCGGCGAGATCGTCAGTCCTGCGGCGATTGCGGCGGTCTTACCCGATAGAATCCTATATGTCTACAGCGGCGGCGTCGTGCGGATGAACGGCGCGGGTCGCCCGGATCAATTCAAGGTAGGGACCGGCGGTCAACTGATATGCAAGGCGCAGAGGATTCCGTTGTCCTCTTATCAAGCGTACGTCACCGACGGCGTCGGTGATCTTGGGACATTGGTTGAAATGAACGAACCGACATGGTGGGTTTATGAGTCCGGCGACATGGTGCACGCGGAACTTGCGTCGGTTCTCCCGATGGCGATAAAGAACGGCTGTCTCTATGGGTTCGTTGCGACCGGGGCGATCCCCGACGACGCTCTTGAGTATACTCTCTGGCCGGAGAACACGCTTCCCGGTGGCGGAACTGGCGGACATATTCAGTTCATAGGTTCAGCGGCGCAAGACGAACACTTCGTCAGCATCGAAGAGATGGGAACTTGGTAACTCCCCGAAAACAATCCTAAAAACTTCTCTATAAAATTTCTATAAATTTTCTTGATTTCTTCTGTTCTATCCGTATAATCAGATTTGTTGGTTCGATCATTAACCGCTTGAGGAGGCGACGATGACAGTCAAAGGATACAAGGGATTTGATAAAGACTTAAAATGTAAAGGCAAACAATACGCGCTCGGTGAAGAGTTCATTCACGACGGGCCGGTCAAAGCGTGTTCGTCCGGTCTTCATTTTTGCGAACACCCGCTCGATGTTCTCGGCTATTATTCGGCAACGGACGGGAACCGTTTTGCCGAAGTCGAAGGCGACGGCGAGATCGACAAGCACGACGACGATACAAAAGTCGCGTGTTCAAGACTCCGTATCGGTGCGGAAGTATCAATTCGCGGGCTGATTGACGCGGCGGTTAAATTCACTTTTGACCGGGCCGATTGGTCGAAAAAGAAATCGAACAACGATATCGACAGCGGGGCGGCGTCTGCGACCGGGTACAGCGGGGCGGCGTCTGCGACCGGGGACAGAGGGGCGGCGTCTGCGACCGGGTACAGCGGGGCGGCGTCTGCGACCGGGTACAGAGGGGCGGCGTCTGCGACCGGGTACAGCGGGGCGGCGTCTGC